GTCCAACGGTGCCGCGGCGGCGTGCAGCTCGCAGCGTCCGGCACCGGCATCCGTTCCTCGAGTGGTCACGGAGCGGTAACGGCAAGGCTCGGTGCTGCCGGCACCGGCACGTCGACAAGGACGGGCCGCGGCACCGTTGGACTCGCGCTCGGCACTGCCGGGGCGGAGACAACCGACGCCGGCCGAGGATCCGCCCGGCTCGCGCTCGCCGCATCGGGCACCGGCTCGTCGACGAGAACGGGTCGCGGCACCGCCCGGCTCGTGCTCGCCGGCAACTCCGCCGGCGCGGCTGCACGAGGCGGCGCCGGCCACGTCGCGCTCACGCTCGACGCCGACCGGGTCGACGAGCACCGCACCGCAGCCGGCTCCGGTTCGGCCGCTGCCGCACTCGACGCAGCAGGTGCGGGCGCGAGGGCCGGCCGCGGCGCCGGCCGCGTCTCCGTCGACCTGAGCGCCACGAGCGCAGCCGGCGCGGTCGCCCGCAGTGGCGGCGGCACCGTCCGGCTCGCGCTCGCTGCGCCCGGCACCGGCACCGGGGACCGCGCCGGCACGGGCACCGTCGGGCTGCTGCTCACCTCCCGCCCCCGCCGGCGCATCCCCGGCCGACACATCGCCAGCGGCGAGCAGGCCGGGCTCTTCGCGACCGGCGAGCCCTCGCGAACCCGACTGGAGGCCAGTGCATGACGACAACGCTCGACGGGTTCGACGCCGGCGACACGGCGACACTGCGCTTGCATGTCGTTCCGGTTGGCGGCGTGCCGACCGACTCGACGACAACGGCACGTGTCGAACTCGTCGACCCGGCCGGACAGGCGAGGAACCTGACGGCCCTGCCGAACGCCGACCGATCGGACTGGACGGCGACGCTCGACGAGCTGGTCGCCGGCGAGTACGTCGGCCGATGGGTCGTCACCGGCACGGGCGAGGGCGTCGAGCCCTTGCGCATCCTCGTCGGCCCGTCATCCACCTCGGCGGCCGGCGGGCGCAGCTACGCGACAACGGGCGACCTCGCCGGCTACCTCGGCGCCGCTCCGCCGGCGGGCGCGCGCCGGCTGCTCGTGCAGGCGACCCGCCGCGTCGACGAGCTGCTCATCGCGGCCGTGTACCGCGTCGACCAGGACGGCATGCCGACCGACCCGGACGTCGCCGCTGCGCTGCGCGACGCGACCTGCGCGCAGGCAGCGTGGTTCGAGGAGACCGGCGACGAGCAGGGCTCTGGCATCGCGGAGCGGTACTCCTCGGTTCGCATCGGGAACGTGCAGCTCGCCGGCCCGGGCGAGGGCTCGTCGAGCAGTTCGTCGAGCGACGGCCGATTCGCCCCCGACGCGGTGCGCATACTGCGACTCGCCGGGCTGCTCAACGGCCACCCGTGGGTGGTGCCGCTGTGAAGCTGCCGCGGCACCTGTTGCGACACGCGCTCGTCGTCGAGCCCTACCACGGCAACAGCGGGAACGGGCCGGTCTACGGGCCAGCCATCACCGTCCCCTGCCATCTCGTCGCGAAGCAGTCGACGAAGCGGCAGCGCGAGGGACGGGCGGTCGACGACGCGTCGACCGCGTGGTGCCAACTCGACGCGGCCGACCTGCTCACCCCCGAAGCCCGGGTGACGTACGCCGGGCGCCTCGTAGAGGTCGTGTCCGTGACACGGCACGAGCTGCCCCGCGGGCCGGCCCCGAACCACCTCGAAGTGACGTTCATCTGACGCCGGGAGGGCGGACGCATGCCGCAGACAGTGCGCATCGAATGGCACGGGCAGCGGGTGAAAGCGGCCGCGAGACGAGGTGCGCTCCGCGGGCTCGCGACCGCGGCAGAACACCTGCTCGCACTCTCGCGCCGCGAGGTGCCGATCGAGGAAGGCACCCTCGAACGCTCGGGCCGCGCGGAGGTCGACGCCGCGGCGATGCAGGCATCGGTCTCCTTCGACACCCCGTACGCCGTGCGGCAGCACGAAGAGCTGACGTGGCGGCACGACCCGGGCCGGAACGCGAAGTACCTCGAAGGGCCGCTCAACCGCGAGTCGGCGGCGCTGCAAGCGCTCATCGCCGCGGACATCCGGCGGGCGCTCCGGTGAGCATCTCCCGCGAGTTCGCGCAGCTGCTCGGCGAGCTGGGCGTCGGCACGTTCCGCCCGGGCGACACCGGTGGTGACGTGTTCCTGTCCGCGATGCCCCCGGAGCCCGACGCCGCGCTCGTCGTCGCCCGCTACGACGCCGGCAGCGAATCCGACGCTCAGCACGGCTACGACGAGCCGCGCATCCAGGTCCGGGTGCGCGGCCCTCGCGGCGACGCCGACGCCGCGGAGACGCGCGCTCAGGCCGTCTACGACGCATGCCACGGGCTGCGCCGGCGCGACCTGCCGGGCGGCACGCCGATGTTGTCGTGCATCGGCGTGCAGGCCGGCCCGATCTACCTCGGGCCCGACGACCACGGCCGGCACGAGTGGTCGGTCAACTTCCGGTGCGAGCTGCGCCGGATCACTCAAAACCGCACGTGAGAGGACTGCACGCATGAAGATCGACGCTCGCGGCTGGGTGTTCGAGATCAGCAACGGCGCCGCCACCCCGGTGTGGACGCAGATCGGCGGCGTGAACTCGTTCGAGCTGAACCCGGGGGAGAACTCCGAGACCGCCGATACGACCGACTTCGAGAGCGACGGCGAGTTCGAGGGCGAGGCCATGCAGCGCGGGGCGACGCTCGGGCTCGAAGGGCAGCGCAAGGTCGACGACGACACGCCCTCCGTCATCGACCCGGGGCAGGCCGCCGTCGACCTGCTCGGTACGAAGGTGGGCCGCGAGTCGCTCGGCCAGATCCGGTTCCGCCACGACACGCAGGACGAGTGGACCATCTGGACCGCGTACGTCGTGCCCGGTTCGCTCGGCGGCGGCAACAACGACAAGACCTCGTGGTCCGCGACGTTCACCCGCAGCGGCAAGGCTTCCACCGCGGCTGTCGCCCCGTGACCGCGAAGAAGAGCACGAGCGCGGCCGGCGACGAGGAGGTCGTCGAGTCTCGCTCGTGGGATGAGTTCTGGGCGGAGATCGAGCGCCAGGAGGCCGACGAGCGCGGCGAGGCCGCGACGACGGTCATCCGCGGCGTCCGTGTGGTGATTCCACACGACCTGCCGCTGCGCTTCGACCGCCGGCTCGAAGCCGTGCAGGACTCATCCGACGACGCCGACGTGCACGCCGTCGTCGCCGAGCTGTTCGGCGAGGACGTGTTCGACGCGTGGGTCGACGCCGGCATGCGGTCGAAGGAATTCCGCACGGTGCTGCTGTGGGGCATCGCAAACGGTCGCGGCCGGGCGATGACATTCGCGGAGGCATACGAGGCGGTGACGACCGAGGGAAAATCGCTCATGCCGAACCGGAGCGCGAGGAGAGCATCCGCGCGCTCTGGTGGTGCATCGAAGCGGACTTCCGCCGCGAGTACGGCCTCACACCGGAAGCGATAGCCGACCTCACGTGGCGACAGTTCGGCGTCTACCTCGCCGGACTATCACCCGAAGCCGTGTATCGGCAGGTCGAGCGCGATAGACCGCGACGCATCACGAGCGCAGCGGATGCCGCGGCAATCACGGCACGCGCACGCGCGTAGCGCGCGCAGCACACACAACTAAACAGAGGGGACGAGCCCCGGTGACAATCGGCCAACTCGTCGCATTGCTCCGCGTCGACACCTCCGCATTCATGACCAGCATCGACGTTGCGCGGCGAATGCTCGGCACGTTCGGCAAGGGGTTCGGCTCATTCGCGACGACTGCCCTTTCGATGGGGGCAAAGGCCGCGGCTGGACTCGCAGGCGTCACCGTCGGGCTACAAACAATCGCCGGGCTCGTCGGAACGGTTGCGGCGGCGGGCCCGGCGCTAGCTGTCTTGCCCGCGGTACTCGGAGCCGTCAAGCTCGCGACGGCCGCAGTAACCGTCGGCATGCAGGGTTTCGGCGACGCTATGTCGGCGATCGCCTCCGGCGATGCTGCGGCATTCGCGGAGGCCGTCGGGAAGCTGGCACCGCAAGCGCAAGAGGCCGCGCGGGCGGTCCAAAGCTTGAAGCCGGCATGGGACTCGCTACAGCTTGAAGTGCAAAACCGTCTGTTCGCTGAGACGGGCACTCGTATTGCATCGCTGGGCGGCGCCTACTTGCCGATTCTCCGCGAGAACCTGTCGGGCGTCGCCGAGCTGCTGAACTCGGCAGCTCACGATGTCGCCGACTTCTTCTCTGACGCAGAGGTGCAGGGCGACGTCGGCGAGGGGTTCGCGCTGCTGCGGGAATCGATCGGCAACGTCACGCCGGCGATCGGGCCCGTCGTCGAGGGCCTTTACATGATCGGTCGCGTGGGCGCCGATTTCCTCCCGGGGCTCACGGCCGGCGCAAGCGACGCCGCGGCTGCCTTCCGTGAATGGGTGGGGGAGGCCCGCGCGTCAGGGCAGTTGCACGAATGGATCAGCCAAGCACTTTCCGTCCTGGGCGACCTCGGCACGATCGCCGGGAACGTCGGCTCAATCCTCGGCGGCATCTTCTCCGCTGCGAGCGCATCGGGCGGCGGATTCCTGCAAACCGTCATGACCATCACCGGCAGCATTGCGGAAATGGTCAATTCGGCGGCCGGGCAGGAAGTGCTCGGATCGCTGTTCGCGATGGGAACGCAGATCGCGCAGGCGTTCATGTCTGTTCTGTCGGCACTGCTGCCAGCGGTCGCCCCGCTGATTCCGCTTGTTGCGCAACTCGCGACGACGATCGGCACCGGGCTCGCGCAAGTTCTGATCGCGATCATGCCCGCGGTCTCCGCGCTCGTTACGGCGCTCGTTTCGTCGCTGCAACCCGTGCTGCCGGTTATCGCCGGATTGTTTACGCAACTCGCCGGCGTGCTCGGGCCGCTCGCGATGACCCTCGTTTCGGCGCTCGCGCCGGTGCTTCCGGTCATCGTGAATGTGTTCACGCAACTCGTCGGAATCGTCGCCCCGCTCGTCGCGCAACTGGCCGGCGTGCTCGCGCCGATTCTGCCGCAGATCGCGAATCTGTTCATGCTGCTCGTGCAGGCGGCAATGCCGCTACTGCCGCCGCTCGCGCAGCTGATCAGTGCCATTCTGCCGCCTCTCGGTGCCATTCTCTCGGGCGTCGTCATTCCAGCCATTCAGCTTGTGATCGGAATTCTCGGTGCCTGGTGGGGTGTCCTCGCGGTTGGGCTCACCATCGTCGCCGGATTCGCGACGTCTGTCTCGCAGTTCTTCACGAATTTGATGACGACGGTCGGCTCGATCGTTTCCGGGATTGTGAATTTCATCGTTACCGGTTTCATGAACGCGCGCGATCTTGCGCTCAATGCGTTCTCGGCGATGGTGAGCGGGGTAAGTGGCTTCATTGGTGACCTGCTCGGATTTGTCGGCTCCATCCCGGGGCGCATCCTTGACGCGCTCGGAGACCTTGGATCGCTACTAGTCGAATCCGGCCGCTCACTGATTGACGGATTCCTCGGCGGGCTCAAATCGGCGTGGGATACCGTCGTTTCTTGGGCGAAAGGCGCGATGGAATGGCTGCGCGGCTTCTGGCCCTTCTCGCCCGCGAAGCGGGGCGCGTTCTCGGGCTCGGGCTACGTCACGCACAGCGGCAAGGCGCTCACGAGCGACTTCGCGCAGAGCCTGCGCGCAGGTATGCCGACCGTCGTGGGCGCCGCTCGTGACGTGATGAGCGCGACGCACCTCGCGATGACGCCGGCGCTCGACGCCCGCTCGACCGGCCTGCCCGGCAACGGGTGGCTCTCTCGCGCCGGCGACCGCGGCGGAGCGTCGGCCGACCAGATCGCAAGCGCGGTCGGCAGCGCAGTGCATCGCGCGCTCGACGGAGCGCGGATGGACGTCGACGGCCGCGGCGTCGCTCGGATCGTCAACCGACAGAACCTCCGCGACAACCGCCGCGGTGCCGGCGGGTTCGCGCCGGTCCTCAGCCGATAGGAGGCGCTCGTGGCGCATACCGATCCGTTCCTGCTCGGGCCGCTCGGGCACCTCGTCCGGCTGCCGTCGCCTGTCGCGGCAGGGTTCGACGCGCAGTACGAGCGGACAGCGGCCGTGCAGAGCACCCTCACCGGCTCGACGACGGTCGACCTGCTCGGCGTGCACCGCGTGTGGCCGTTCGAGATGGACTGGAAGGACGCGGCCGACGCCCGCCGGCTCATCGCCCGATGGACGTCGCCGCTGCTGTCCGCTCCGCTCCGGCTCGTCGACCCGCTCACGCCGAACCGCCTGTCGCTCGACGCGGCATCCGGCGGCGGCGTGAGCGGCTCTGACGAGGCTCTCACGCTGACCGGCGCGACGGGGCAGCTGCGCCGGCTGCTGCTCGACGAGGTGCCCGACGAGTTGCTCGGCCTGCTCGACGGCGGGTACCGGGCCGCGCTCGTCGCCGGCGCAGCCGGCGACCTGCTGCTCGATCCGCAGCAACCGGCGCCCGTCGTCGCCGGCGACGAGGTGCTCGCGCTGCGCCTGTGGGTCCGCGGCCTCTCAGCGACCGCGAGCGGCCTCGTGCAGTGGGTCGACGGGGCAGGAACCCGGACAGACCTCGTCGGCCCGCCTGTGGCGCTGTCAGAGGCCGCGGGCTGGCAACTCGTGGAGCTCTCCGGCACGCCGCCGGCCGGCACCGTCGGCGCGGTCGCCGGCGTTCGCGTCACGGCCGCGGCCGGCAGCGACGGGCAGGTCGACCTCACCGGCGCCGCGCTCGCGCGGGAGCAGCTCGACGAGTGGGAGCCCGGCGGCGGCGCCCCGGTCGTCGTGCTCGATGAATTCGACCACGCATACCGCCGGCTGGGCCGGCGCGGAATGTCGCTCACCGTCCGGGAGGTGTGACAGGTGCAGGAAGCCGGCGACGAGGCGCTCGCGGCCGCGGTGGCTGCACGGCAGCGCCGGCCGCTCGTGCGAGTCGAAGCGGACTGGCAGGGCGACGGCGGGTTCGCGCACCCGTACTCGAGCCTCACGTCGATGGTCCGCGAGGTCGAAGTCTCCCGCGCGCTCACGTCCGACCTGCCGGCCGAAGCCGGGCTCGTCGACGGGTACGTGTCCGCGGAAGCGACCCTCACGCTCGAAGGTGCGCACCCCGCCGGCGGGCGGGCGGCCGACCTGTTCGTGCCTTACGGGGCGGGTTCACTGCTCGCGACGGAGCAGCTCGTGGCGCGCGACGTGCACGTCGACCTCGGGCTCGCCACCCGCGAGGGGCCGAAGCTGTTGCGGCAGTTCACGGGCCCGGTGCGATCGATCGCGGCCGACCAGCGGACTCGGCAGGTGACAGTCGAAGCGCTCGACCCGTCGGAGCGGCTCCGAGCGCTGGTCACGATGCCGGTCTGCGCGATCGGTGGGACCGCGTGGAAGGAAGACCCATCCGGCTACCCGTGGCTCACCAACTCGCAGTGGGTGATCGACTACGTCCTGCGCCGCAACGGGATCTACGCGTCGCCGCCGCCGCACCCCGACGCCCTGTTCTCGGCCACCCTGCACGGTTCGCACGCGGCCGAGATCGCCGCCCAGACGTTCATCCCCGATGACGACCCGGCGGTCCGGGCCCGCTACGACGGCGACTGGTACACCGTCGACGGCCACCCGTTCGGGATGCTCTACCCGCGCGGCTCCTGGCACGCCGCCGACCCGGCCGTATCGCCGGGATGCCGCCACGTCGTCGACGGCCAGGTGATCCCGACCGCAGGGATGGGCATCGGCATCTCCGCCTGGGTCTACTGCGGCGACGGCATGCAGGAGGCCCTCGGCACCGACGGCCCCGACGACTTCCGGTACCTGGCACGTTTCCAGCTCGGCCCCTCGGACCGCGTGAACATGTTCGCCTGGGGTGATGGCCGCGTCGGCATGCAGTACCTCTCGGCTGCCGGCGACAACTCGTCGCTGTCCGTGTCGCTCAACGACACCGGCCCGCTTGGCTGGAAATTCGTAGGCCTCTACATCGACTTTTTCGAGCCTGGACGGGCGCAGTTCTACATGCGAGTGGAGGGCACCCGATGGCAGTACACGACTCCGCCCGTCGTGAATTGGCAGGACTACGGCGAACTGTACCCCCGGCCGAGGGCGGAGATCGTGTACTCCGTCCCGATGACCAACGTGAGTATGTGGGTGGGGACCGAACCCCCGAGCGGAATTTGGCCGGGCGAGATCCACATTCCCGAGGCGTCGATCGAACCGGGTCTGAACTGGCTGACCCACCTCCCGGACGTGGCGGCAGCGGACTCCTGGGGAGTGCTACAGGACGTGGTAGGGGCGGAGTTCGGGACGCTGGGCTTCGACGAGTGGGGCGCACCGTTCTTTCGCAGCCGGGCGTCCGTCGCGTCGGGTACTACGTCGATCGAGAAGACCTACACCACCAGCGCATCGATCAAGGAGCTGGCGGCCGAGGTCAACACCGACACGATTAGAAACGTCGTCGGCTGGGAATCGCAGGCCGCCTTTTCCGACTGGAACCCGCAAGTCGCGTTTGAGGCGGAGACCTACTACCAATTCAATGTGATTCCGGGGATCACCGACTTTGTGATCCCGGTCCCGCCGTTGGTGATCGTCCCCGAGGGGTACGAGGTCCCGCAGCTCACCCCCGAGCAGTGGGAGGCCTTCAAGGACGAGATCGTCTGGGGCTACGTCGCGTTCTTCCCGACCGGCCAGGGCCTCGTGCCCGACGCCGAGGTGAACATCTACTGGAGCCTCATTGCCCCGCGGACGGGACTGCTGACGATCGAGAACCTGTCGCCTCGGCGGTTCGAGCTGCGGCTGCCCAACGACACCGAGAACAATCCCGGCGAGCCCGCGCTGCGCCTGTACGGGCACCCGGTCACCCCCGAGCCGAAGACGCTCGCCGAGCGGTTCCGGCCGGGCTCGATGGACGTCTACGGGGAGCGTGGCTACCGGCTGCCCGAGAGCCCGTGGCGGCAGCTCGACTCCGCGTCGTCGACCGTCGCTGCCTCGCTACTGGCGAACCTCGCGAACCCGCTGCCGATCATCGAAGACGTGCCGGTCGTTGGCGACCCCCGCGTGCAGATCGGCGACACGGTGCGACTGCGCGACCGCGACCGGATCGAAGTCGTGGGCACGGTGGTCAAGGTGACGCGACGGCTCAGCAAGTCCGACGGGCTCGCCGACACAATTGCGGTCCGGCCGATTGCACCTCCGGGTGTGAGCTTGCTGGATAGCGCAAATTATCTGCTGGACGACAACTTCATCCTCTCGCCCTAGGGGGCCACGCGATGCCAATGCCGCGATTTGCTCCGCGAACCGGACTGGCCTCCGACGACCTGAACCTGATGTCGGAGCAGATCGAGCGAAACGGCGAACTCTTCGTCGGCCGCGCCGCACCGACCGGCGGCAGCCCGCCGGCTACTGCCCGCCTGAAAATGCAGGCATTCTCACTGGTCGCGAGCAGCAACGATGGCGGCTATATCGACTTGCTGTGGCCCGACGGCCCGTTCGATCAGGTCGCAGTGTGCTTCGTGGACACGTACGGCCTGACGCACGCGGCGCGCAAAGTGATCGTGAACTACATCGACAATAACGGCGCATCGTTCCGACTGGTCAACTCGTCCGGGAGCGCGCAGATCAACATTGCCGACGTAGCGATTCAAGTTCTCGCTATCGGTTGGATGAACGACTAGAAAGGGCTGCGCCCCCATGCTTCCCGACCCACAGTTCTGGGCCGACAATTGGCAGACGGTCGCAGCCGTCGCCGGCGGCGTCGCGGCCGTATGGGCATTCCTCGCCCGCGTCGTGCCAGTCCTACGCCGAATCGGACACCTCGTCGACGACCTCGTCGGTGAACCCGAGCGGCCCGGGCACGACGCCCGCCCGGGCGTCATGGAGCGGTTGAAGGAACTCGACCAGCGCACCGCGGAACTCCGCCACAACGGCGGCGGCAGCATCAAAGACGCCGTGCACCGCATCGACTCGCGCGTCGAAGGAATCGACCGCCGACTCGCCGCCGTCGAGCGACACACCAACCCGGACAGCCCGTCATGAGCCCGATGTTCGGCGTCGACCTGTCGAACTGGCAGGTCGGCATCTCGCTTCGGCAGATCGCCCGTGAGGGCTTCGAGTTCGCGTTCTGCAAGGTGTCGCAGGGCGACGGGTACCGGTCGCCGGATTGGCCACGGCAGCGCGACGAGGCTCGCGCCGCAGGGCTCGTGCTCGCCGGCTACCACTACGTGGACGAGTCCGAACCCGAAGCGCAGGCGGCGAACTGTCGCGCGCACCTCGGCGACCTCTCGATACCTGTCGCGCTCGACCACGAGAAGGGCGGCGGCAGTATCGGCAACTTCCGGCAGGTGCTCGACGCATTCCGCGCCGCCGGTATCCGCGTCCCGCTCTCCTACATTCCGCGGTGGTACTGGGCGGAGATCGGCTCGCCGAGCATCAGTGACCTGCCGCCGCTGTGGTCGTCGCGCTACCCATCGACGAGGAAGGCGCGGGCAGCCGACCTGTACCGCACAGTCGAGCAGGCCGGCGGGCCGCTGTCGAAGTACTGGCAGGGCTACGGCGGCGGGACGGTCGCCGTCTTGCAGTTCGCGTCGACAGCCCTTGTCGCCGGCCACGCGATCGACGCGAACGCCTTCTACGGAACTCGTGACGACCTGCTCGCGCTGCTCGGCGCGGGCTCGACCGCCGGCGGGCCGCCGGCGTGGGAGGACGACGACATGCCCAGCGCCCGCGACATCGCCGACGCGATCCTCGATACGCCGATTCAGCGGCTCGGCGACGCGTTGCCCGACAACATGCGCGGCGGTACGACGACGCTCCGGAACGAGATCGCGTGGATGACGAACGCCCACATCCACATGGCCTGGGCCGAGCCCGGCGTCGGAGCCCGCGTCGTCCGCCTCGTCGACGGCCTCGCCGCAGCCGGCTCGTCGGCCCCCGACGAGCTGCGCGCGCTCCGCGGGCTGCTCGACCGCATCGAAGCGCGGCTCGACGCGCTCGACGGTGCTCCCGCGCCGGCGTCGGCCGGCGTCGGGCTCGACCTGCGCGCGGAGCTGCGCGCGGCGGTGGCGGATCTCCGAACCGTCACCGTGCACTTCTCCGACAACCCGAAGGGCATCGAATGAGCTTCTCCGACTACGCGACCTCCGTCATCCGCACCGTGGTTCCGGCCCTGTGGGGCACGGCGCTCGCGTGGCTCGTCTCCGTCGGCCTGCTCGACCAGGCCGCCGCGGACGGCCCAGGCGCCGCGGTCGGCGGGTTCCTCGTGACGATCTGCGTCGCTGGGTTCTACATGCTCGCCCGCGCGATCGAGCCGAAGCTGCCGCGATGGACCGCCGCTCTCCTCATGGGATCGCCGGCCGCGCCGAAGTACCTCGGCAGCGTGCCCGTCGGCGGCACGGAGGTCGACACATACGGCGCGCAGCACCGCCTCTGAACCAGACCACCAGCACGGCTCCGATCGAATTTGCATATGCAACTGCCGCTGCAACTGCCGCTGCACGAACAATGGCACGTGCATTGCATCGCTAACTACGGCAAATGGGCGAATCAGGGGCCGACTGCGTGACGAATCGCCGCCTTCACTCGTAGTACTAGGAGTGATCACCCTTCGTGGTGATCACGCCACCGCGTCACCTGCTCGCCCAGCTCGGGGCGCGGTGGCCCGGACGCAACAGCGCCCCCCGCTGCTCGGCGACATGCCGGGCAGCGGGGGGCGCTGTTCGTCGTTCCGGGGCCCGTAGCGGACGCCGGCGATGTAGCGGCGGCCGGTGCTACGGGTAGCACCCCTGATAGCACCTCGGCGCGGCTCTGACCTGCGATGTAGCGGGTAGCGGCCCGATCAATCAGCACCCTCGGGCCGCAGGGAATCGAGGATCCTGCGTCCCACGCGAACGCGCTTCCCGCGGCCCCCGCACCACCGGCAGTCGCCCCATGAGCGCCCCCACCACGAGAGGCGCCGGCCGGGTGACTTCCGGCAGCGGGGGCACCTCGCGTACGGCCAGAGCTGGCACGCCCACAGGTACACCGCGAGCCCGACGAGGCCCGCCACGAGGACGAGCCCGCCAGGGCCGAGCAGATCGACGACGCCGGCGGCGCTCATGACGAGGCGCCCGCGGTGAGCTGCTCGCGGCGGTGCCCGACGAGCGCCTCGCGGAGCTGCTCGAGTTCGATCCCACGACGGTTCGCGCGCTTCCCGTCCGGGCCCACGCGGTTGAGCTGCCGTGTCTCGACGCCGATCGACTTCAAGTGGCGCGCGAGGATCTCGACATCCCACCCGCGGTACATCTCCGGGTTGAGCCGCGCGAGCCGCTCGACGATGTCCTCCGACCAGAGCCACACACGCTCCGCCGTCGCGAACACGGTCTGCACGTCCTCTGCGAGGTTGTGCGTCGGCATCGTGACCTCGTCCTCGCCGGCGGCATGACCGGTGAGCCACCCTTCGGCCTCCCGGATCGCACGCGCGCGCTCGACGATGCGGTCGGTCGCCGCGGCGTCGAGATAGTAGGAGCGCACAACGACGGGAACGTCCGTCGCTCCGACGAGGTAGCCAATTCCCCGGTCGGAGCGGGTGAGCGTCGTCGCGCGAATTCCGTTCTTGTACGCGGACGTCCCGAGGATCATGTCATTTTCGACCTGCGACATCACGCGGAGGCAGAACCGGATCGAAACGTTCGCAGACACTCCGGTCGGGAGCGAATCCTTATCGGGTCGCTGTGTCGCCGGCAGCAAGATCACGCCGAGTGCGCGACCGCGTTTGATGATCTTTGTTGCGAGGTCGCCGGCTTCCGCGCCGTACTCGTCGTGCGAAAACAGCTCTTGCGCCTCGTCGATCACGAAGACGATCGGGTGCAAGCCGAGTTCCCGTCGACTCGCGAGTTCGCTCGTCACCTTCGAGTCGGGCACGAGGTGCCGTGCGGTCTTCCGGAGCTTCTTCAACATCTCCGCGCGCCGGCCCAACTCGCCGAGCAGCCATCGCAGGTCGAGCAGGCATCCGAAGATGGTTTCGTCGTCGACGCCCGACCCGTACCGGTACGAGACGCGCTCGAACGATTCCAGGTCGCCGGAGCCCTTCAACTCCCACACGTGCAGCTCCGCCCGCGGGTCGAGCGCGCAGCCGGCGAGCACGCACCGCACGGACGCCGTCTTGCCTGCTCCGGGCAGCGAGCCGACGAGCATGTTCGCTTCGATCAGCGGCAGGTCGATCGGCCGGGCTCGCTGGTCTGTACCGAACGGGATCGACCGGAACAGGTCGGCCCGCCCCTGCTTCGCGTACGGGTAGGCGCGCTGCTTCGCCTTCGACATCGGCACTTTGAGCACGGTCAATTCGAGCCGTCCACCGTGCGTTTCGTGATCGGCGTCCGGCCACACACAGCCAGGCGGCCGGCGGAGTCCGGACGCGAGGGCAATGCGCTTCTCCATGACCTGTTCCGGAGTGGCGCCGGCCGGCAGATCGATCGTCGCCTGCCACCCGTTAGCGACGTCCCGGATCGGCGCCGGAAACCGAATGTCGCCCTTAGAGAGGGCAGGAACGCCGAGGTTCCGCAGCGCGGTCTCGATAAGTTCGGACGTCAATCGCACGTGCTGCACAGGCAGGTCAACCGCGCGCGACACGATGGGCCGATCCTTCCGTTGGCCGTAGATACCGAGCGCAGCGACGACACCTACGCCGGCCGCCCATGCGAGCCACGGGGGAAGTGTGCGAGCCACGAAATACCCTCCGACGAGGAGTGAGATAAGCAGCGCGGCCGTAATCGCGCTGCGGGTTCGAATGCGCGACGTGTGCAACTTTGCGAGCCGCTGATACGCGGCCTCGTCGTCGCGCTTCACGGCCGCCTGCATGAGCGGACGGGGCTCGGCGTCACCGACGACGTCGAGCAGGACGCGAGCGATCCGCCACACGCCGACCGGGGCACGGCCGGCGCACCGCGCGGCGTACACGGGCGCCCTGAGCCCGTGGAACCGGGCGAGGTACCACACATACCCGGCGAGGTCGGCAAGGAGCGCAGCGCGCGCGTCACGCGTGCGGATCGCCTCGGGGATGACCGGGTGCCGGCGAGCCTCGCGGCGGCGCTCGATCGCGTCGAGCAACCGCGGCGGCAGCTTGGGCAGGTCAACCGCCGGCAGGTGCTCGGGCGCGACGACGACCTCGCCGGCGACCGCCTCGCCCCGCACTTCGTCGATCTCGACGTCGGGCGCGGTCACCGGTCGAGCACCTCTCCGTCGACGACGGCCGGCCACTGCTCGCGCTCGTGCTCGACGAGCTGCTCGGCGAGCGTGAGCGCCCGCTGCGCGGCCGGCAACGCAGCGACCGGCTCACGCCGCGGCGGCTTGACGGCGTTCTCGTGGAACGACCGCGCGCATTCCCACCGGATCGCGACCTCTTGCTCGACCGCCCGGACGATGGCGACGAGCCCGCCGAATGCGGCGGCGCCGACCACGGCAACGCCGATGCCGTATTCGATGGTTTCCGACAGGCTCGCCGCGAATCCCGCGGCACCTGTCCCGTAAATACAGCGCATTGCGAGTCGGTAGTCATCCGACCGGCGCCGACTCACGCCGACCACCTCCGACCGCTTCCGACCGGCTCGCCGTCGAGCTGCTCGTCGACGACGTCGTCGACGTCGCCCGCGGGCTCGTCGAGCTGCTCACCGGTCGGTTCGCGGTCGGCGCTCCGACAGGCTTCCGACCGCTGGTCAAGCGCGTCGGCGAGTTCCCGGAGCCGCTTCGCCCGGCGGGCGCCGACGCCGTAGCGCGCGATGACCTCGTCGCGGGACAACGGCCTGCCATTCCGACCGGGGTCGGCGTCGGCCGACCGCAGGTCAGCGGCGAGAACCTCGTCGGGCTCCGACCGGTCCGGCACGGGCCGGTCGGCGGGCTCGCCCGGGTGGTCGGGCGCGGTCGGCATCTGGTCGATCCACTCGCGGATGGCGCGATGCCAGGGCTCCGCGAGCACGTCGTCGACGAGGCCGGCCCAAGGGTCGGAGGGCTTCGGGTCGGGCTCGTCGTCCGGGCTCCGACCTACGAGCACCGCGAGGTGCACGAGCGCGCCGAGCGCGACCGCCGGCGCCGCGGCAACTATCACGACGTCGATTCGCCCCTGCCCGGTGAGGAACCCGTGATAGGCGTTGCCGACCACCGTCGCAACGATCGCCGACCACGCCGACCCCCGCGCGAACCGAATCGCTTCGGCGGATACCCGCCGTCGAAGCCAAATGCGAGTAGCGGTCACGGCGAAAACGTCGACGGCGAGCGGCAGCAGCCACGCGAGCTGAAATTCGAAGCCGAATACGGGCACCGTGCCCGTGATGTTGCAGAACCGCGCGAGGTCGGCGAGCGCGGAGAACGACAGCACCGCGGCGGCGGCGCCGACGAGCAGCAGCCCGCCGAACGACCACGGGTCGCGGACTCGGACGGGGGCGCTCACCGGGCACTGCCGACGAGCGCGAGCAGGACGCCGGCGATGAACCTGCGTGCTACTCGATATCGGAGACGCGCCGGTGCGCGGTGGTCTGCGGTAGGCCGGTGAGGGCGACGATCTGCGACCACGAGACGTCGCGTGCTCGCAACTCGCGAAGCAGTCGGCCGCTCCACCGCGCTGCCGCATCTCGAGTTGCCTCCGCGTCCCGGACGCCGGCGGCAATCTCCTCCGTGTCTACCGCGGACAGGTCGCGGGCGAGTAGCTCCGTCAGATCCCTCAACGCACGGTGCTCCTCGCGACTGGTCACAGGTGGTCAGGGTATGGGCGAGGTCTTCCACAAATGGAAGAGTAGGGACAGCCTTCCGAAAATGGAAGGGCGGGGGATGGCAGGCCAAGGCGACGAGGTCTGCGTCGGGGAGCGGCGGGTAGGCACGAGCCGTAACGCCGCACCGTGACGGCGCGACTCCGCTGCACATACAGCCACCCGCCACCGGTCCCGAGAAGGCCTGATCGGAGTTGCGCATGATGTGCCAGGCGCAGGCCGGCTGCTCGAACGTCGGGACCTACAGCTGTGATCGGTGCGGACACCTGGCCTGTGGGCGGCACAACAACAACGACGGCTACTCCACAACCAACATCTGTAGCGACTGTCGCGCGTACGTCGAGCGGACGACGACCGCTGGTGGTGGGGGCTACTGCGCCCTGCTCGTCCTCGGCGCACTGATGATCGTTGCCTCGATCGTAATGGCCGCCATCAAGAACGGTCCTGAGTTCGAGCTGCTCCTCATCGCTGGGATCGCCTGCATCGCCGGTGGCTTCATCTACAGCAAGGTGAAGAACGATGCCGCAAAGCAGGCGCACCGCGACCCGCGCGACTCCTGAGGGCTGGCGCCTCGCGTCGGCGAGCCCACGAGGGCCTGCGACGAGCCGGCGGGGCGAGTAAGGGGCGAGAAACCGCGGGCGCCCAGCAACACCGGACGACACCGGATGACACGTTCCGCGCAGGTCAGAGGCACTATGCGACACCGAACGACATCGGATGACACGTCGGATAAAGAATCCGCGGGTTCAGGGTTCGATCCCCTGGGGGCCCACATCTACCAGCGACGATGCCGGTTTCATGATCGATCGAACAAGATCAAGGGCGGTAAAGGGGCGATAAACCTGCCGGGGGGTGTGGCGGTGAGCGAGGACGCCGTGCCGACGGTGCGCGAGCGCATGCGGTCGACGATGAGCGACGAGCGGATCGAGGCGCACCACAAAGCCGGCTCGATCCGGCTCGACGGCGAGCCCGTGACCGATCTCGACGCGCCGGCTCCGCCCGGCACGCGGATCCTCATCATGGGCGCCTAGCGCCAGCGGTTTAGAGCAGGTCTTCGAGCGCGTCGGGCACCGAGCCCGCCACGATCCCGCGGCCCATGTAGACCCGCTGCGTCATCGCCGGGTCGGCGTGCTCCAACTGGTCGGCGATCTCGCGGGCCGTCCACCCCGCCTCGTCGAGCACGGTCGCGCAGGTCTTGCGCCACACGTGCGACGTCAGCCACGAGAACCCGGCGGCGTCGCGAGCCTCGCGAAGGACGCGCAGGGTGTTGCTCGGGTCCCGCCAGCCGCCGAGCGAGTCGGGGAAGACCGGCCACCCGGAGGCCGGGTCCGTGCGCCGGCGCATCAGCATCGCGGTTGCCCAGCTCGGCAGCCGCAGCAGACGGCCACCGTTGGCCCCGCGCTTCGTCCCGGGCAGGCGTTGCAGTCCGTCGCCCTTGATCCGGACGAGCTTCCATCGGATCGCCACAGTGCCGGCGTCGAGATCGACGTCATCCCACGTCACCGCGAGCGCCTCGCCCACCCGGCAGCCGGTCGCGAGCATGAACCGGGTCAGGTCGGGGATGTCCCACCGCGCCGCCTTCTCGGCCAACCGCAGTTGCGTCCGCGCGGCGGCGATCGCCTTCGCGTCGCCGCTGTGCTCGGCGGCTTCGAGCTGCGCGCGGTGCGGCTCGTGATCCTCCATCCACGACAGCCACCCGTTCCGCTCGTCGCGGGTCATCGCGCGCGGCCGGCGCTTCGCCCCCCTGGAGAGCTTGGAGACGTCGCGCACCGGGTTGGTCGGGATGGCATCCAGCCGCGCGGCGTAGCCGAGCACCCCGGATAGCACCGACCGGGCGCTCTTCGTGACGCTCGGGCCCTTCGACTTGCGTAGCGCGCTCTGCCACGCCTCACAGCGCGCGACGTTGGCGATCTCGCGCAGCCGGAGCTCTCCGAGCGCCGGTTCGATGTGCTGCTTCCACACCGACCGGTAGGCGGCAAGGGTGTTGTGGGCGAGGTCGCCGGCTTCGAGTTCGGCTTCGCGCTGCTCGAACCACAGCCGGCCGGCTTCCCGAACCCGGGACTCTGCGGTGAGCTGTGCGCCGGCGTTGTGGCGCCGCTCCGAGAGTGCTTTCTGTAGCGCGTTCTCCGCGGCCGTCTTCGTGCGGCCCGTCCGCCTGACTCGGCGCGAGACGCCGTCGGCGTCTCGGTAGTAGGTGCGCGACTCCCATGTCTTCGAGCGCTCGCCCTCGCGGGTGATGTCGACGGTGACGATCTTCCCGTGGCCACCGAGGGGAAGCGGCGGCCGGCCGGTCACGAAACGGCCCTCGCACAGCACGAGGGCTCGGGCTGCCGCTGCTGCGGGAGTTCGAGACGCGACGGGTGGAGGACCGGATCGCGCTCGGGTGGTATGTCGACGCGGGATGGATCGATCCCCTCGCGTTCGAGTAATTCGAGGGCGGCGACGGCGCCGGCGACCCGCGATGGCTCGACGCGCGGGTCGACGAGCAGGACGTAGCGGAGCCCCGTGGGTCGGTCGATCGCGAACGTGATCATTGCGGGTGCGGGCAGCTCGACTTCGACGACTCGCGGCGGCCCCTCTTCGACGAGTACCCGGCCGGTGCCGGCGCCCGGGATGATCACGTGGCTACCGCCTGCCCACGCGTCCGGGATGAAGCCGGCGGGTGCGGCGTACGGCGGCAGGGAGCGTGGGGCGTCGCGGGGAGCGTTGGGCACGGAGAGCACCTCTCCTCGGGGACGGGCGGCCGTACACCGCCCGTCAGGAACGACGCGCAAGGTCGCCACCCGGTTGCTCGCCGTCATCGGGGGAGAGCGCCGCAGGGCTCTGTTCCTGTGCGGCGTCGAGAGCGGCGGCAACCGTGCGAGCGACCCGCAGCAGGCTTGCTACTTCGGTTTCGGTACGCCCCTCTGTGAGCGTTAACCACGAGCGAACCTTTTCTTGATCTGTGACAGCGATCACAGGTGCGTCGTCGCCGGCCATCGACCGCGCGACAGCCATCACGACCTCGGCGTACGACACGTCCAGTGCGATCGCTATGGCCTCCATGGTGCGCCGTTTGGGGGACTCCGATAGGTCGTGATTGACGAAGGCAGAAAGCGTCGCCTTTGTCAGCTCATAACCATGATCGCGTGCCCGATTTGCTAACTTTTCGAGGCTAAGCCCCAGCTCAGCCCGCCTGTGTGAGATCAGCTCGCCCAGCTTCACGCGGGTAAGTCTGACACAGGTTCGCGATTGTTACCGCGTGGTACTTGACGGTACGTACCTCGTTCGCTGCTGGCACACACTCGTTCGCTGACGGTTGACACGGACGGGCATCGGATGGCACGGTTCGACACCGTAAGGCACCGGCGAACGTTCGTACGCCGCTGGCCGACGCTTCGACGTCCGCCACCAGCGAACAGCCGGGTTCCCGTCCACCGAGACCAGGAGCCACCAGGCCCATGACCCGCACCTCCCGAGGGGGCACGCCCGCCGCGAACCACCCCACCTCGCAGCCCCCGCGAACCGCCCACACGCCCCGCGAGGTCGCCGCGCAGCTCGGCGTCACCTACCGCGCCGTGCTCACCCTCTGCAACGAGGGCCGGCTGCGGCACCGCCGCATCGGCCAGCGCCTCGTGATCCCGGTCGACGCCGTCGCCGAGTTC